AACTCCTCCGCGGCCGTGTTCTGCTTACGCCCTTCCTTGGTTGTGCCATCCGGGTTGTAGGTGTTGTCGATATAATCGCCAAGCCGCACCGTCGATTGGAACATATTTCCGCCAATCGGACTGGTCAAAAGCCCCTGCAGCGCCTTGCGGGCCTCCCCCTTATCAGCCCTCTCGCCACCCAGGTTAAGTTGATTACCGGTCGGGGCCAGCCACACATCCTTGTTGCCGTCGTTGGTCAAGTCATAACCACGGGGGCCGGAGAGCGAATCGAGAATACCGATAAGGTCTTTGGGGGCGAGCTGCTGCCCGCCACCGGCCTGCAGGAAGCGTGCTGAGGGGGTCATGGAGTCGCCGCCAATCCCGGCCAGCACTTGTTCCAGGGCGGCACGTTCCAGCGCCTGGCGCTGGGCGGCCTGCTCGGCTGCGGCCTGCTGCTGCTGCTGCGCCTGCATAGCCTGCTGCTGGGCCTGCTGTTGCTGCTGCTGTTGCTGCTGCAAGGCAACGCCTTGCACCCATCCCTTGATCTGGTTGGGGGCCACATCGCCCCAGTCATCCACCGGGATCAGCTTCTGGAGTTCCGGGCTGGCCTGGTGCATCTGCATAAAGCCCTTTACCAGCGCATCATTCTCCTTGCGCTGGCGCTTCTGTTCGGCCTGGTCAATAAGATACTGACCCATCATATTTTGATTGCCTGGATTATATGCCATGATTATCTCCTTTTATTGGCTGTAGGCCCAGATACGGTAACCGGCGGTTGGGGTTTCGCTGGGGCTGTGAACGAGGTTGGTTGTTGGGGTTGATTTGCCTGCGCAATCAACGCCATAAGCCTTGCATCATTATCACGGTTCGCCTGGGCATTGGCGTTGAAGTCCCAACGGTCTTGGGCGTTGTTCGCGTTCGTCGTATACATTTGCGCACCTGCCCCGATATTCGCGACACTCCTGGACGTTGCTGCGCCCACGTCCGTCTGGTAGACTCCAAGCTGCGTTCCCTGATTCGCCAGCATGGCACGCAGCCCGGCATCCTGATTCGCCAGGTTGGTACGCAGTGAATTCTCCTGATTCGCCAGCAATCCCCGCAAACCGGCATCCTGATTCGCCAGGGCAATCTGGGATCCCGTCCGTTGATTTGCCATTCTCGCCTGCAGATACGTCTGCTGGTTCCCAAGCGCCGACTGCAACCATGCATTCTGGTTTGCCTGGTTGGTCGAAAGCTGCCCCTGGTACATCGTCTGCGCCCGGGTCAAGCCGCTCTGCTGGTTAGCTAGCGCCGCCTGTAGTCCATATTGCGAGGCTTCGCTAGCCGCCTGGTTCTGCGCACCGGCATTGAACGCCCCCACATTATACTGCATCTGCTGGTTAGCCATCCCTGCCTGCAACCCAAGATCGGAATTAAACTGTCCGGCCTGATTTTCCGCGCCCGCATTGAAGGCCCCTACGTTGTACCCCATCTGCTGGTTGGCAAGCGCGGCCCGCAAACCCGCATCCTGGTTAGCAAGCTGGGCCTGCAGCCCCGTCTGCTGATTCGCAAGGCTCCCCTGCATCCAGGCACCAAGCCCCGCTTCATCGGCGGCAAACTGCCCTTGTGCATTCGCAAGGCCGGTCTGCTGACGCAACGCCGCATCACTCATCCGGCGCTGCTGGTCAAGCTGCTCAACCCCTGTCGCGAAGGTCTGCCGTTCATTCTGCCGCTGGCGGCTATACACATCCCGGTTCATCGCCTCCGCAAAGATGGCACTGTTCGAGCGTCCCATGCCGCGATCCGCGAATGCACTGCGTGCTGTCTGGTCTGCCGACCGCATATCCTCACTGGAAAGCTGCCCCCCCAGTGCCACCTGCTCGCGGGCACGTCGCATCAGATCCTCACCCAGCCCGCTCTGTCCCGCCTGCTGCTGGGCCACCTGCCCCCAGCCAATCGCGGGGATCCCCGCCATATTAAACTGGTTGGCGGTGGGATCGATACGTTCCGCATTCACATTCGCGATCGAGCTGATACCCTGCCACTGGTAGGGATTGGCCTGCACATCCCGAATCCCCGAGATGCCCTGCGCCTGCCAAGGATTATACGCAACATCCGCCACATTCTCAAACTGCGGCGCGTTAAACTTCTGCGAGTTCAACTCCCGCCACGAGATAATCGTCGGGTTAATATCAAACGATCCCCTGACCTGCGGGGCGCTCACTGTGCTGCCGCTAATCTGCGGGGCCATTACGGAGCTTATGCCTCGCATGGGATCTTGCGGGGCTGCAGGCTTAGGATCCATCCATGCCATGGATTCAGCAAGCGCCTGCGCTGAACGATTCCTATCAATTTGCCTACTTGTCAAAATGTCCATTTTATATCCCATACCCCACCTCCCTTTCATCCACCCTTAAATAATCTCTTGCACCACTAGCCTGCCATAGACCACCGATACGTCACCCTCCGTGCAACTGGCGCTTATCTGTATTGTGAATGGACTCCCGGTATTAGGCGTATATAAACCTATCGCCATACCTGGAGTCTGAACATTACCAGAAGGCACGGGCAAAATAATGTATACGGGATTCGTTCCACTCACCGCCATGATTCCACCGGTGGTACTGATGGCTTGCAACTGGCACATCACAAGAAACCGGCTGTTTACCGAACGCGGCGTTAGTGTCACAGTAAGCCCTGTCAAGTCTATCTCCCCCGCCCCAGCAGTCATATCTGGAGAGCCAACCAAACCAGCAACTCCCAGTTGCGGAAGCGCACTAGCTGCCAACGCCACCCGATCCACCGCCCCATCCTCAATCTTGTCAGCCGTCACCGCGCCATCCGCCAGCTTGCTGGTAATCACGGCGCTATCGGCAATCGCATTAGTAACCACCGCGCCATCGGCAAGCGCACTGGCTGTCACCGCCCCGGCCGCAAGCTCTCGCGCCGCCACCGCCCCCGCCATCAACTGCGCCGTGAGGCTGTTCACCAGCCGGTTCAGCCGGGAGCGCGTCAGCACCACCGTCTCGCCATCCCCGAAAAGCCCGTTCATCTCCAGATCAATCTCGCCACTCATACGCCACCTCCTTAAACCAGCTCGCTATAAAGCACAAAGATATTCACCGCACCCGCCGTCAAGTCATACGCCTTCGCACCGGCTGTCACGAAACACGCATAGAGCGTATTTCCACGTCCGATTAAACCATCGGATGCAGGCAGATTCAGTTTATTGGCTTCTGCAGCTACTGCCTGCTTGATGTCAAACGCGGTCATGAAATATTCCGGGCTCCCTGTTAATCCGACACTTACCGTCGCCGCGGTTATGCCGGTTCCGCTGAAAGCTGTCGTGTGCTTGGCATACACGCCATAGCACATACCCACTCCTGTCGTTGTGAACAAGGGAAGATAAACCGTATAAGCCTGTATATTCAGATCCGCATGCGTCACCGTTAACTTGCGCCAGTACATCACCGCCGGAGCCGCCTTCAGCCGTCCATCCTCCACCGCCACGCTAACCCCGTCCACTATCCCAGCCGCAGGCTTGATGTTCTCCACTAGATCATAAATATCCTGACGCGAAACCCGCTGCGCTAGTAAATCCGCCGACCTCGAAAACGTACCCATTTAAACCCTCCTTAACTCAACGTACTGCATAAGAAACACAAATCAACAATTCCATTTGTAATTGTATTTAATAAAGGAGGATTTCCTAGACTCGATTGAGTCTTAAATAAAACCACAACATTATTGGCTGCTGGAGACGCTGTATTTACAAATCTAGCACGGGTCATAAAATCTTTTTCAGCACGATTGTTCCGTGCATCTAAAACCATATAGAGATCAGTATCTCCAGTCACTCCAACAGACCCATATAGCAAGGCATAAGACGGATAATAAGCTACCGGGCTGAATGCGATCACCTTCCGCCACGCCACCGCCAACACAATCTCATTGGTTCCCAGCGTGAACAGCGTCAGCGTTTGCTCGGTGGCTGCCGCCGTCAAATCCTCATGCGTCACCGTGAACTTCCGCCACTGCGGCACCGCCCATCCCGCCGCCAGCTTCCCGCCAGAAACCACCATCGTCTTGTAATCCACCACATCATCAGGCACCAGGTTCTCCACCAGGTCATGCAAATCCCCCGCATCCATGCCCGTCAGCGGAATCTCCCTGTCCTTCACAAATCTGCTCATCGCGCATATCCCCCATTAGTAAGGGCGAAAGATTTTTCGCCCCTACCGCCGCCCCTACACACTCTGCCCATACGCCCGCCGCGTCGCCCTGGCCGCCAGCACTGCGGCCTGCACCGCCAGGCGGCCGCGCGTGCTCTCGATCCGCAGCCGCCAGCCATGCCCGCCGGTCCGCAGCCGCAGCCGCTGCACCCACTGCTGCATCAGGCACGGATCCACGCCATTCGAGCCAGGCCGCACCACCTGGGCCGAAAGCGCATTCCCGAAATCCCAGCTCCGGATCCCCGCGCGCACCGTCCCCGCATCATCCTTCATCGCATACACGCCCGAAACCACATCATAAAACGAATTGCACGCCGTAATAATCGCCGCCTTCTCCGCCGAAGTGACGGCGCACACCGCCGTCCCGCCAGTCCCCACCGCCGTCACCAGCCACGAACGGTTCAGCACATCCACCAGGAAACCATCCGCATCAATCACATCCCTGGACGCCACCGTAGGCAACGCCCCGCTATAGGCAAAGCTCGGCGCATAGGCCACCTTCGTATAATCCCGCAGCATCGAGAACGTCACCGTTAAATCCGCTGCATTGTTCGTGATCCGCGCCAGCAGCCAGCCCCGCGCCGAAACCACCGGCACCGGCACACTGTAATCCTCCCGGTAGGGCGCGCCGTGGTCATCCGCCGCATTCGTCACATCATAGGCCGCCTGCCCGAACACCACATACTTCGACCGGTCCGGCTCCAGGTATCCGCCCGTGGCCACCCGCGAGGCATTCACCCCGCCCGCCACCTCCACAATCCGCAGCCGCGCCCCCGAATGCGCCAGCCGCACATCCGCCACCTGCGCCCGCTGCCGCGAAAGGTCCCCCACCGTGTACTCCCGCGTCTCCACCACCGCCGCAATATCCGCCTGCGCCCCGCACACCCGGTCCACCCCGGCATCCGGATCCAGCACATACACCGCCCCGTCCAGCGCCGCATCCGCCAGCGAACTGCCGCCCACCACCACCAGCCGCCGCCGCCCCGCATGGTCCGTGCGCACCAGGAACGCCCCATCCAGCAGGCTGCTCTGCCACAACCCCTGCCAGCGCGTCGTCTTCTGGTCATACACCAGCAGCGCATTATTATAGGTCGCCCCATCCAGCGGCACCGCCAGATAGAACAGCCCCTCGTGACTCACCGCCTGCGCCCCGCCCGCCGCTGGCCAGTTGATCCGGTCGATCAGCGGCTGGATCGGGGCCGAAAGCGCCGCCGCCCCGCTCTGGAGCTGCGCCGTGTCCGTCTGCGAAAGCGCATACACCCCGCCCTCGCTCAAGAACCAAACATCCGCGCCCATCTGCACAACAGCATCCGCACTCACCGCGCCCCGCTGCATCGTCAGCACATCGCCGCGCATCTCCGAGAGATCCCCGAACACATTATCCAGCAGCCACACCGACTGGTTAAAGAACACCAGCAGCCGCTGCTTCCCGAATGGCATAATCCGCACAATCGAATCATCACTACCCTCATTGATCCGTAGCGCCTGGAACACCGGATCATAATGCAGGTAATCATACACCTCGCTCACCGCGATCTGGTCCCGCCCATACTGCAGATACAGCCGCCCGTTGAACTCGCACCCGCCCACCGCATTCGGGATTGGCTGCAGGAACGTCGTGCTCCCCGTGCCCGCCTCCTCGATCGGCACAAAACCCTCCGAACCGCCGACCGGATCCGCCTGCGGTATCCACACCAGCGGGGCCGCATCAAACCCCCGCAACATCAGCACCCGGTCAAACGCCTGCACAAACCGCACCGGACCATCCAGCACCACCCCGGCCGGATACGGGATACTCTGCGGAATCTGGCCATCCCGAAGCAAACGCGCCCGCCGCGCCGTCGCCAGCAGCAGCCCTTCTCGCCCGTTCGGATCCGAGAATACCACCGCCCCGAAGACCTCCCCGAAACCACGGTCCCCGGCAAAGCTAACCGTCCCCTCCCACTTCAGCTTCCCCGTCTCTGGCGAAGCATCAATCCGCGAATACGTCAGCGCATCCACCGTCACCCGCAACACATTATCCCCGGCATAGCCCACCGTGAACGTCCCGTTCGCCCCGCCGGAAAGGATGAAGTCATAGCCCGTGATCGAATCCCCCACACTCGGCCCCACCTGGCCGGCCGTGCGCATCCCGCTCTTCGAGAACACCAGCTCATAAAACCCGCGCTCATCCGTGCGCACCACCGAGAACGCCTGGTCAACCGCCCCGGCCGTGCCCCCGTCGCCCGTCCCGGCGGCCGCCTCCAGCAGGAAATCAGCAGGCAGCTCCAGCGAACGGTCCACGCCCCAGCCACAGGAGACCAGGCCGGGCCGCGTCAGCGCCTCGCCCCGGTCAAAGCGCACATTCAGCGCATCCGCGCAAAACCCCTCGCCAAGCAGCATCGGAGCGCGCGCCATATCCACACCCTCAAACCGCCCATCCCCGCTGCGCATAAACTCGCTATTCATCACAAAATTCCCCCGTACGGGCGAGCAGCAGCTCCCCCCTCCCCATCACGAGCCTTGCGCCACGGCTTGCCACCCCCCAGCCGCACCCCACCAAAAGCCATCGTCCGCTTCCACAGCGGCTCGCCCGTCAGGTGCATCGCCTCGCGCATCGCCAGGTCGAACCATACACGCGGCATCGTGCGCTCCAGGTCCCGGTAATCCGCCGCCGCGTCCGGATCCTCCACCAGCCGCACCACCTCATGCAGACGCAGCCCCCGCACACCGAGCACCAGACACTGCCCGTTATACCCCTGGTCATGCGGCTGCGACCAGAAGGCATTCCCACCCTCGAACGGGTGCCCCAGGAGCGGCCATAGCAAACGCGGTATGCTGGCTCCATCCGTCCGCTGCCACATCCGGCACAAGATCAGGTGCCCGTCCTTCGTCACCTGACCGAATGGCTCCTCCAGCCGCCACATATCCGGGTCGCGGCAATCCTTCGGTGCAAAATTCACCCGTCCTATATAGCACGGTCCCATCATGGCTGCTTGCGGACAATTGCAACAATCCCAACACCAATCGCCAGCAAGATAAATGTGACGATCCCCTTGACCAGTGCCGACACCGAATTAGCCTTCATGTTCTTCCACTCGTTTGCAGCCACCTGCATATCCCTCAGCGAATTCATCCCTCCGGACCGAAGCCAAGTGCAAAACTCCCGCATCGAATCAATATCCTCCTGCCTGCGGAACACATCACATTGCCGCTCGTCATTATCACGCGTCATCCCTAGCCCCTATCTGCCCGCCTTGTCGAGCGTATCCAGTACTTGTTTAATGGCTTTAAGTCCCTGTCCAGTGATATCCATGTGCGTGGTCTCCTTGACCTTGGTACGGAGCTCCTCGTTAAAGAGCGTTGTGTCAGTGTCATGCTTAACGACAGTTGCCGCGGCCCGGAGTTCGCGCCGTTTGTCGCGTTCAAGGCGCTTCGCCATCTTCTTGTCGTGATGCCGCTTGAGCAGCGTGTTGAAGATATCGGTTATCGTACCTAAAAGAACATTCATTCCTGCCTCCATCCTGCGCCCATGAGTCCGGTGTTGCCGATGCAGCTCCAGGTTGCGCAGCCAGCGGCAAGCGCAACCGCAGCGAATAGAATAGCAAGCATGACGTATCTCATATTGCGTCCTTCCGTGGCGTGATGTTGCTGTCTTGGCGTTTGCTCGGATCTTGTACGACCCACGTCCAGCGATACACTATCCCGCCGATCCCGTCGCTGGCCTCTGCTTGGATCGTGACGGGACTGGCGTAATGCTGCTTCATGCGGTAGTGTTCCCGATAGCCATTGGCGACGCTGCCACGCTTCAACGCAACGCCGTCAACTGTCACAAGGCGAGTCTTGTGCGTGAATCTGGGTGGCAGTATCAGAACAGGCTTGCCCGTGTTATCGCTTATTGGTTTCCACAAGAACCCGCGCCTACCGTGCTCTAACGTGTTCGGCCCATCGGCATACTTGGCAGCATCAGCGGCCTCGCGTGCATCCTCTGCAGCCTGCGCGTTGGCCAGCCTGTCGGCCTCGATCCGTGCCCGTTCCTGCTCTGCTGCGACGCGCTCGCGCTCTTTTCGTGCCTGCTCCTCTGACTTGCGTGCCTCGTACGCTTCCCGCGCTTCAAGCCCCATATCAACACCAGAGCGCAAGGCCGAACACCCTACGCCAAGCACCACGCAACAAATCGCCACAACTGTCAATACTGCACGCATCATATCGCCCTCCTATTGTTATGCCTGCAACGCTCCTAACGCTCTCCAGAAACGATCCGCCGTGGTGATGCCATGCGCACACAGCCTATCGTAGATAGACATCGCCCGAAGGCTCGCAGCGATCAATAGCGGCTGTGCATCCGGCTGCGTAACCTTGATGTGGCTGTTCAGAGCCTCTTCGATTGCTGGGTAGTCCATACCGGGGAGAATAACCCCTTCTGGGAACGCTCCCAAAGCCTCGACAATCGCTTGCAGGTCTGCACCATGGTTGACTACATCCTCCAAGGCTTGCTGCTGCTTTGCGGCCTCCTCGCGTTCCGCTGCGGCCGCTTCCGCCTCGGCCTGCGTGATCGTGTCGAATGTCTCCGTGATGGTATCGCCGTCGTCAATGATCGTTCGGCTATCCTCGACACGAACCATACCAGATGGCACTACGAACGGCACAGCATGGCGGTATCCAAACGGGCGATAGAACTCTTCCCAGTGATCCGGGTAGCGCAGCCCGTTTGCCCCGATGGCGGGAATGTTGGCTGGCAAGTTATCGATGAATATGCGGTCGTGGTCGATGTGCGTGAACATGGCTAGTTGCTCCTGTATGGTTTGTAAATCGGTTGTGAGTACAGTTGATACACCTCGGTGCTGGTCAGTGCGCGGCTCCAGATTGCCACCTCGTCAACAGATCCCTCAAAATACTCAGTTGCAGTAGAGCCCGCTGATCCTATATGAAGATCAGCTGAAGTGTTTGCAATCTGTATTGCATTAGTTGATGAATGTATTAAAATCCCATCTACGTAGATACTCACATTGGTGGTTGTTTTTATTCCGACGAGGTGAGCAAAATTAGTTGTTGTTTTTGCTGCTGTTGCTGAGGTAAAGATTGTGCCATTTCCCGTCTTTAGTTGCCAATACTGTGCACCTGAAAATCCAACTTGAATCAATTTCCATCCACCTGCTAGCGTTGCCTGATTACCCTTACTGATGATACTGTAGGCTATGTTGTTTGGAATAACTTCAGTGCCTTTTACCCATGTAGATACAGTAAATACAGAGTTTGTTTCTGAGAAATCGAAAACATCAGAAGACCCCATATTTATATAATGAATAGTTCCATTTAATCCGGCACCCGCATCCCTCTTGCCATAAGCTGACCCAAACAACACACCATTAACCGCCGTGCCTGTATTGGTGTCGTACTCGTCCCATACCGTCGTAGCCGAGTTGGTCCGCATCGCCCAGTACGACACAAGCCCAACGTCAAGCCCCGCCGGTGTCCAAGCAAGCGATCTATTCGCACGCATCATGTGTAGCCGCTCATACATGGACTGACCGCACGCCATGGACGCCACCAGCATCGCCGCCAATATCGCCTTACTTCTCATATCCGCCTTTCAGGATTTCGAAGCGATCCTGACGCCATCCCTTGTGGAGCGTGAAGGTATAGACTTTGTTTGCCAGCGTAAGTGAGGTCGCCCCGTAGATGACATTAGTGTCAAACACGATGAGCCTGTTTGCCGTGTTGTCAAGCCCCAGGCTCATCGTGTGCGTGTCGTTCGTAGAATACCCGCTCGTTGTGATCGTAAATATGCTAATGTCATTAGTCACCAGCAGTGATAGCGTGTTTCCCATAGCCGCCGTGACCGTGGTTGTGCTGGCGCTGGTGAGCGCGTAGGGCGTAATACTCGGGTTATAGCTCCCCGCCGTGATGCTGCCCGTGATCGACACGTTGCCAGTGTGGTTGGTCTGGACTGCGCTATCCGTCGCTGCCGCCAACCCGTCAATCGCCCCCTGCACCGTCGCCCAGTCCCCTGTTGCCGTGATGTTCGTTGCATGCATCACTGGAATGCTCGTCAAATACCCAACATCCGCATGGTTGCCCCACCCATACGCCGTATCGCCCCGCGTGAGGTACGTCTTAACCGACCAGCCCCCCACAAAAGCATTCGTCCAGGAGGGCGTGTTCGTCGTCGCCACCCCCTGATTCATCGCCTCGGCATACACGCCAATCACCGGCCACGTCGTCCGCTTGCTACCGCCCAGCGTAATCGCCCCCACATTTAGCCCGTTCGTCGTCCAGGTGTCCCCGTTCGGCAACCCGAACGCATCCGCCAGCCGCATTCCCGGATACAGCGTACGCGTATACGCCTCCCCCAGCAGATCCGCCGCATTATCCTGCGCCCACTGCCCATACACAAAAGCCGGCAACAACGCCGCCGCAAACATTGCAAACATCCGCCTCATGCCAGCCTCCTGTCCCGTTCAGTAAGGGCGAAAAATCTTTCGCCCCTACCTTACTCCATCTGGCTGCCATGAAACACCGGCGACCCGCTCACCGAAATAAGCTGCGCCGTGCTGGCCGTGTCGCGGCTCCAGGCACCGCCCTGGCCATCGGCCAGCTTGTGGCCATCCGTCGCGGTGGGCACATTGCCACCGAACAGCACCCGCGCCACCCCGCCATCGATCGTCCAGAAAAGCACCTTCGTGCCATCGGCCAGCGCCGGCAACGCCGCCGCCGTCCCATCAATCGCCTGCTTGAAAGAAGCCGCCCCCGGCACCGGCACCAGCGCACTATCCAGATTCGTCCCGTGAACATTCATAACAACCGTCCTTTCCGTTGCGTTCCAAAAGTATGGGCGAAAGATTTTTCGCCCCTCCCACCGCCCCTCCGCCCCTACGCCCGTCACACCCCCACAAACACCCGCCCCTGTTCCCCCTGGCCGGCAAACGTCCGGTCCGCCAGATCCTCCAGCATCGCCGCCGCCGCCCGCCGTTCCACCATCGAACGCTCCAACTGCCCCATTGCCGCCAGCTCATCCCCGGCCGCTGCCTGCGAGACAAACGCCGCCAGTTGCCGGGGCAACTCCTGCCGCTTCCAGGCTGCCCCCTCAACACCCGTGGCCACCATGCAATCACCGGTCGGCTCGTGGAACACCACATCCCCGGGCGAATAGCTGCCATCAGCCGTCCAAATCCGGTAAAGGCCAAAGCGCGGAGGGGCCGAACGCATCCGCACCCACACCCTCACTGCCGTGGTGAACACCACAATCCCCCGCTCATCCAGATCCCAGGCGATGGGTTGCGCCCGCCGCACGTTGCGCGGATCCACCTCGTAGACATCCTGCACATCGACAAACGCCTCAGCCTCCCAGGTCTGTGCGTAATCGATCCGCCGCACAAAGTCCGTGCCCACTGCCTCCCAGTAGGTCCCGGCGCTGTCGGTGTCCGGATCCTGCCCCGTGCTGGCTTGCACCGCCTCGAAATACCCCAATAACTGAGAAAGCACCACGGCCCCGGCGGCATAGGGTGTGCCAGCCGCCCAATCCGCCGCGAATTGCCGCCGCTCCGTACGCGTCACCCCCCAGGGCCAGAACTCTTCCTGCCAGGCTTGACGGGCTCGCTCCTCGATAAAGCCGCAAACCCGCTCCGCCGTGGGGGAATCGAACTCCTCGGAGGCCACATCCAGGCCGGCCTTGCGGGCCGTCTTCTGGAGCAGCTCCTCGAAACGAATGTGGTCATAGACCATTTCAGGCTCCCTGCTGCTGCACGGCCCTCAACTTGCGGTCCAACCGGCGAAGCCTGCCCGAGTCGGCAAACACCCGGTTCTCCAGATCATCAAGCATCCGCTCGGCAACCGCCCGCTCGGCCTGCGCCTTCTGAAGCTGGCCATCACCGGCGGCCAGTTCATCCGCATAGGCTGCATACACCGCAATATCCGCCAGCGGGGCGGGCAGCACCTGGATACTCCACACATCCGCATCCGTCCCCGGCTCATCGCCACCGATCGCCACACTCGTCAGCGCCATATAACAATCGCCGGTTGGCTCATAGAACACCACATCCCCGGCGGCATAGGCATCGGCCGTGCTCCAAATCGGTTGCGCCAGGAACTCGGGGGCACGCGAACGCATCTGCACCCACACCCGCGCCGGAGCCAGGTAATCCGTCACCACCACACCCTCGGCATTATGCTCGAACCGCACATGCCGTGGATACCGGTGCTGCCTCGGATCATACTCATAAACATTGTCCACATCCGTGAACGCCTCATCGGCCCACGTCTGATCATACGCCACCAGCTTCACGAACGAAGCATCCACCGGCCCCCAGAATGCGCTCTCGGTGTCCGGATTCTTATTCGTGTTCGCGCTCTGCAGCGCAACCTTGTAAGCCAGCAACGGCGAAAGCACAATGGCCCCGGCGGTATAGGTCGTCGCGCCAGACCAATCGGCTGCATACTGCCGCCGCTCCGTCCGCGTCACCCCCCAGGGCCAGAACTGGAACTCCCACACCTGCCGTGCCCGCTCGCGCAAGAACCGCGCCAACCGCTGCACCGTCACATCATCAAAATCCCCGCTCGAAGGGTCCAGCGCCAGCTTCGCCGCCACCCCGTGCAGCATCCGCTCAAAACCAACCGGCCGAATAATCTCCATGGAAATCTCCCGTATTGAGTAAGGGCGAAAGTAAGGGCGAAAAATCTTTCGCCCCTCCCGCCCCTACCGCCGCCCCGCCTCAAAACTGCTCAACCACCCGCTTGCCACCTGCGAACCGGATCCGCTCCTTCACGCGGCCGAACCGGCAGCGCGGGGTTGCCCCCGCGCCGCTGGCACCGAACACCAGTCCCTGTTGGTCCACCACGATATGCGGATGTTTCCGCTTCATATCAGCAACAAACCCTGGATCGTCCCACACGGTCTTGCCACCGCGCGTTCCGCCGTTCACCTCGATCGCATTGAAGAAAGCCTCCCGCGAAATGCGCATCGTCTCCCGGCCAGTCCGGCCGACCCGCCCCCCGCCAACCCCGGCAAGGTCCCGCGCCAACGCCTCATCCCGCCGCCTAAGCTCACTCAACTCAACCATGGCTCCCCCCAGTAGGTCTGCAGTCTTCAGTCTGCAGTCTGCAGTCTCCCCATCCCCATCCCCATCACCGCAACCGCTTCACCGCATCCAGGATCCGCACATACAGCGTCACCTTGCCGGTATCCATCTCCGAAACCCCGTTGGCAGCCTTCGGGGTCACGGTCAGCACCATGTTCCCATCGGCGGTATAAACCTTGCTCCGGGCGGATAGCGTCACATTTGTCGCCTGGCCGGTCGAGTTATAGACCGCTTCCGGGAACTTCAGATAAACCTCCGTCCCATCCACGCACATCTCCGTACTGGTCAGGAACAAGTCCGCCGTCGAACCATCGCCCACCGTCAAGGCAAGGGTATTGTTCGTCACCGGGGCCGTATCCTGGAAAGCCGTCTCCAGCGTATACGCCACCACCGAAGCGCCCTGCTTGGCCAGCACCGGCACGCTGAACGTCTGCGCCGTGTTCCCGTTCGTCGTCGTCAGGTCGGCCACATCCAGCGTCACCGCATGAGTAGCACCGCCCCAGGCCACCGCCTCATTCACCGTCAACGGCCGCACCGTCTGCGCCTTCGCACCAGCCACCACAAACACCAGCAAAGCCACCACCACCGCCACAAAACCAACCGTGTTCTTCATATTCCGTTCCCTCCGTTTGTATGGGCGAAAAATCTTTCGCCCTTCCACTTACTCACACACCCGCCCCACAAAAAACGCCCCTCCGGCGGGTGGGCAGTGTCGCGGGTTAGTACGACGCCGCCGGAGGAGCCCAATCACGTAGGGGAGAAAAATCTTTCGCCCCCGCCAATCCATTAACTATCCGTGCTGGTCAACACACGGAACTGCCCCAGCACATTCTTGCCGCGCAGCAGCCAGATCGTGTCGGCATAGCCACGGGGGCCGCCGCCAAGGTCCGGAAGGGCTGCGGTCTCATAGCCCTGCAGGGCCGCATGCTCCCACATGCTCATGTCCAGGAACACGCCCGAACGCGAGGTGTAGGCGGTCGCCGCGCCGGTGTCGATGTCACGGGCGAGGTTGTAATTCGCCATGGTGTTCACCGATCCACTGTCGAAATCGAAGTGGTTGATGATCTGCATCATCTTCTTGTCCGCCGCGCCCAGGTTATACACCTGCAACGCCTGCGCCGTCGCGCTCGCCTCGGTGTCGCGCTGGCCCCAGAGGCTCATCTTGCGCTTCAGCTTCAGCCCCACAAAGCCCGTCAGGCTCACGGATCCGCCCTTCTCCGTCGCGGCCTGCTCCAGGAGCGCCTCGAACGTGGTGGGGGTCAGCGTATTGAGCGCCGCCGTGAACTCGCTACCCGGCCGGAACCCTTCCGGCACCGGCAACACCGCCTGCGCGGTAGGCTGCAGCCACTTGAACACACCGCGGGTGCGGTACTCGGAGGCGGGGCTGGCTTCCACCTGCGTCTCGATCAGGGAAAGCGCCGTGCGCTCCTTCTTCAGCTTCAGCTTCACCAGGGCAATCATCTTCTGGCGGGCAGTCTCCTTGGCACCCATCCCGACGATCTCCGTCACATTCGCCAGCTTGCACACCATCCAGGGTTCATTCTGCAGCATCGCATAAACCTGCAGCTTCACGCGGCCCTGGCTCTTGAAGGAGGAAATGTCTGTTCCATCCATCACACCGCCCAGGCCCACGTCGTCATACGTCTCGTTCTGCCACTCATCCAGCATCTGGGTCGGCTTGCGACCTTCAGGGAGAAGCCGCAGAAACGGCGTCTCATAAGATTTCACATTGTGAATGCCGCCCGCAGGCTGCTTCTTGATAATCTGTCCACTCTCATACATTCCAGGCATGTTGCACCATCCTTACGCGTTGTAGTAGGGGCGAAAAATCTTTCGCCCTGTCTTATTTCACCAGCGAGGGGCCGCAAACACGCCGCCACCCGCCCATCATCCCATCAGCGCTGCCATCAGCGCCTCTTCACTTCCCTCATCCTGAACACGCGCCCACTTATCCTTGCCGCTGCCACCCGTCACGCTCGCCGCGCCGCCGCCGCCCACGCTGGGAGGTGCCAGCCTCGGTGCCGCTGCTCGCTGGGCCACTGCTGGAGCTTTCGCCTTCGCCGTGGGTTTCCCCGCCGTCGCCGTTCTGGCTGGAGCCGCCGCTGCTGCTGCCGCCTTCACTCGCACCACCTTGCCATCCTCCGTCAGCCGCAATCCCGCCGCCCGTAGCCGCTCGCCGGCGAGCATGTCGCCAACAATAAAGGCCGCATTCGGCATTGCCGCCAACCCTGGCAGGGCCAGCAAGGCGCTTTGCAACGTCGCCGCGTTCTGTCCGCCCTTGTCGAACAAGTCCGGATACACCGCCGCCGCCGCCTGGTTGCTCTGCTGCCGCTGGGACATCAGCCGGACCGCCTTCGGGTAATCCACCATCAGCTCCCGGTCGATCGCCAACAGCTTCTGCTTCACATCAGCAGCGGAAAGGTCGATATTCCCGTCCTCGCTCTCGTAGCCGTCGGAGTTCTCCATCAGCAGGCCCTTCAGCCGCATCAGTTTCCCCGCGTGCTCCTCAAGCTGCTGCTCGCTCTGCATGGCCGCCAGCCTCGAAACCCCGCTGCGTGCTCCCGCATCAACCGCCGCCGCGTCGAGTTGGGCGCGCATCTGCGCCAGCTCATCCGCTGCCCGTTGCCGCTCGGCAACTGCTGCATCGCGGGCCTCCTCGGCCTCGCGCCGTAGCGCCGTCAGCTTGTTAATCCGCTTCTGCACACCCTTGGGCAGGTTCTTCAGGTCCTCGTGCTCGTCGTGTTCATCGTGCTCCTCGGTATCCCCCTCGTCCGCGTCCCCCTCGATCTCGACTTCATCAGACTCACCATCCCCGTCAGCATCCGGTGCATCACCTTCAGCCTCATCCTCAACGGCCTGGCCGCCTGGTTTATCGCCACCCAGCAGGAATTGCTCGAGTTCCGCTTCCGTACCATGTTCAACCGCCGCGCTAACGCCCGGGGTCACGGCTGGTGCTCCGCCGCTTACAACTGTCGCTTCTGTGCTCATCCCATCACTCCCGACATGAGAGGTTCCCATTTGTCAAACTCTGGCCTCGACAAAAGAAAAGGCCACCGGCAGCCCGTGCCGATGGCCCTATCTCTAGCCTCCGTCAACAACCAAAATCAACTATTTTCCCGAATCTCGGTTCAATTGGTTCAATTGGTTCAATTTCGTACGCTCTAGCACCCCGTAAGGGCGAAAAATCTTTCGCCCCCACCGCCCACTTCAAAAACTCAAAGTAAGGGCGAAAAATCTTTCGCCCCTCCCGCGAAAAATCTTTCGCCCCTCCCGCGAAAAATCTTTCGCCCCTACCGCGAAAAATCTTTCGCCCCTCCCGCTCGCCCCTCCCGCCCCTACAAATCCTCACCGCCCACCCCCGCCCGCATCCCCCGGCCGATCTCCCAGCACCGCTCCAACTCCGAAATAAAATAATCCACCCCGCTGCTCATACACACATACCCCTTCGCCACATGCGGCTCGATCTTCGGATCCCCGGCGCTCGCCCGCAGCTCCTCGATCACCCCATCGGCCAACTCCCCGATCGCCTCCATCAGCGCATCATCATCCGTCCCCAGCGCCCGCAACACCCGCCGCCGCTTCTCCTCAACCCTATCCATAACCCGCTCCTTTCCGTTTTCCTTCCGCCTCGTACGGGCGAGCCGCAGCTCGCCCCTACCGCCCCTACTGCTGCACCCCGACCCGCCCGGTCTGCGCGTTCTGCTGCTGCTGCACCATAAACTGCAAATGCTGCAACCGCGCCCCGATAATCTGCTGGGCCGCCTCGCTGGGCGCGCCAAACGCCTGCGGGTTGCCCTGCACCATCTGCATCCGCTCCTGCAGCCACTGCAGCCGAACCGCAAAGTTCTGGCCGGCCTCCACCATCGGGCTCTCCACCCCGCTCATGGCCTTGCACCAGATCAGCGACTCATCCTCAAGCTCCCGTTCCCGCGCACCGTCAACACTATCCAGCGCCGCCTCGGCCAGATCCGGATCAAAGGCCGTGAACAGCCATCGCGTGATCACGTTCCACTTCACCGTCGCCTCAAGATCCATCGGCATCACCAGCTCCTTCAGGATCTTCGCCTTGCGCTCCAGGTATTCCACGTCCGTCGATTGCGGATCAAACCGCAGATCAAGCCGGAAGTCGCCTTCCACATCCTCCGCCTGCATGAAAAGCTGCTCCCCCTTCGCGCCGGTAATCAGCTCCCGCTCTGCCGGTGTCGAAAACACCTGCCACAGCTTCAGCACCTGGGTGAACACATCGCGCACCCCGGAAAGAAAGCTCATCACCGTCCACTCGTTGTGAAGCTGCGCAATCTGCGGAGGCACTTCCGCATTCGGCCGTCCGGCATAGGCATCGGCATCGCGCCGCAACGCCTGCGACTGCGCCGCCGTCGCCGTCGGGAATCGGCCCATGTCCAGCGCCTTGATCTCGCCTTGCGGTTTCAACGGGATCACCTCCAGCGGCCCGATCTTCATCCGCGCCGTCGAACGCCGTCCCTTGCTCACCAGCGTCGGCACGGCGGAAAGCTTGGCATGGTTGCCGAAATCGTCCGCCAGATCCTTCACCGCTGTCTGCAGCGGCCCCATCAGTTCAGGCCACCCCCGCGAATCCAGCGCCGAGCGCGAAAGGTACTCACGCTGGAACCACACCCCCGGATAATCATTGTGCGGCAGGTCCAGAAGTTCCATCTCCGTCGCCGGTTCCTCGACTTCCGGATTGAACGCCACCGAGAACACGCCCTGCACGCCGTCCTCGTCCACGCCACGGAAATAAGCCGTCACCACCTGGAACAGCCCCGTGTAATCCGTTGCTGCCGATTGCCGTACCTCGCCGTCGCGCGTCCAGGTGTACCGCCGCATCACGCCCTTGCCCTCGTTCACAAAGGCCCGCGTCCCCCCGGCCGCTTCCGTGTGCTCCAGCACCTTATCCACAAACGCCTGGTCATATCCCCGGCTGCGCACCCGCGTCCGCATCTCCCATTCCGGAATCCACTCCAGCACGAAATAACAACGCGTGTCCTGGAAGCGCGCCATATTCAGCGGCACCAGCACATCCTCGCCAACCCGCATCGGCATCACCCGTGGGGCATTCATCGCCGTGTAGGGTTCAGTAAAGTCGCAGCGCGGATCCTCCTCGCCACGCCGCAAGGCGGCCCGCAGTTGCTGCACCGCCGTCTTGCGCCGCTTCTCGCTCACCTCGGGGAACATCTCCCCCAGGGCTGCCACCAGCTCACCGGCCACCTCAGCCCCGTCCGGATCACTCGCCGCCTGGGAAAGCATATCATCCAGGGTGTCCGCATAGGCCAGCGCCTGGGGTTCCACCTCCGGCCACATCTCCGGATCCACCCGCGCCTGCAGCATCTGCAGGTAAAGCGCCTTGAGCTCATCCACCGAAAACCGACGCCGCCTAAGCGCCTCGCGCCGGTCCCAGTACACCCCCGCCAAAGCCGCCGCCGGGGTGTCGCCTTCGCGATACTGCGCCAGCAGCATCAGCCACTCCAGCATCTCGCTGCCCCATTGGTTGCGGATAATCCACTTCAGCGCCGCTTCCATCCGCTTGCCGAACGCGGCATCCTTCGAGCGGATCGCCTCCACCCGGATCGGTGCCCGCAACGCGGCCAGCACGCAAAGCATCGCCTTCTCGTTCACGATCTGGTCACACAGCCGCAGCCGCGTATCCGCCGCCCCGTCGAACGGGAACGCCTCCTCACCCGTGTCCGCGTTCTTGTGCTTCCGGCCGTCCTCCGTTTGACCGTCCCACACGCACCGGCGCACCTCCTCCAACCGAAGCCGGTCACTCCACACGCCGCTGCCATCCGCCTCAATATCCTTCAGCTCCTGCTTCGCCCAGGAAAGCCGCTCCGCCGCCTTCATCCCGCCAACCAATTCAGCCATTTCCTTCTTCCCGTTTCCCCCGCGACACGCCCGGCACCATCATTCAGTCACCGACGCGCCCACGTCAAGCAACTTCTCCACCTCGGCCCGCACAAACCGACCATGAACCATCCCCGGCAGCACCCGCCGCCGCAGTTTCCCCGCCGCCTCCCACTTCGCAATCGTCGAATTCCCAACCCCCAGACACCGCCTCAAATCCCCCCGCGTCAACAAATCCCGCATCGGCAACCGCATAGTTAGTCCCCCTAGTTCTGCTGCCGCTGTTCACAGAGGCTCTTGCTCCCACTCCAACCCCAGCAACTTCGCATACCGGATCAAATCGATCGGGTCCTTGCACGCCCCCTTCTGCCCATCCGCCCCCGTCCAGGTACACATCGCGAAAACCGTATTCACCAGGCTCTCCGCGAAAAACATCTGCGGCTCATTCTCAAACTCCATCAGCGGCTTCTCCTCGTCGTAATCCAGCGCCTCATTGATAAGCTGCTCCCCCGTCCCGATGTCGTCCCCCGGCGTCAGCCCGAAATCAATCCCCAGCGCCGCATACCGCTCCTGCAGCGTGATCAGCCGGAAATTCTCCTCCGACTGGTCATTCCCGGCCCGCGAGTCCATGAACCGCATGTGGATCCGCTCCGTCGCCCCCTGGTCCGGCCCGCTATCATCCTCCTCGATCGCCGCCATCTTGTAGCGCGCCAGCTTCGTCGGCTTCTCCTCCTCCTCCTCCTCCAGCCGCGCCACCTCCATGAACGTATTCATCCGCGCCCGCCACCCCTCCGGCCACCCCTCCAGCCGCGCCCACTCCTCCACGTACTTCGTCAGCCCGAACCCAAAACTCTCCTGCGCCTCCCCCTTCTTCCCGTCCGGGCGCTTCCCGTCCGGCTCCGCCCACAGCCCCGGCACCCCGACCCCCGGAATCTCATAATTCCCTGGCCATTCCCTGTACCAGTACCACTTCCCATCCTTCGTCACCCGCACCCACAGTTGAAACATATTCCGGCCCCGCGCCGGATCGCACAGGTGGTAATTCATCCCCTCCTTCGGAATCCTCGAATCCGGAATCACATGCACATCCTCCGAGAACTTCGCGAACCGCGCACTCACACTCTTGCTCGCAATCCCGTAAAACCGCATCCGCCGGTTCTCCACGCTTTTCTCAGAAACCGCAGCCGCCGCCACATTGTGCGGCTTGCCGAACGGATTATCGCTCGAATGGAAATACACCACCGCATAATCATCCCGCGTACAGCGGGCCACCACCGGCACCTCCTCGAACCGCCGATCCGCCGGAACCGCTGGCAACCCCGTGCCCCCCGAAAGCCAGGTGAAACAATCCAGCGGCCGCGACCACATCCCCGTCTCATGTGCTTGCGTCATCTCCCCTTCGCCGGCAAACCCCAGCGCCCTCGAAACATCAGGCTCCTTCCCATCACGCGGCAGCAGAAAGGCAGGGATCCGCTTCACCACCCGCGACCCGTCCAGGAACATCTTCACCGTCGCCGTATAGCCCTTTATCGGCGTGAACCCCACGAACCCCCAGCCATCCTTGTTCGTGATCCGGTAGCGCAGCGTATCAACCCAATCCGGCGGCACCAGCTCATCCGCCATGAACGCCTTCGGCTCCCCGCCCTCGATCGCCAGCGAGGGATCCATCGTGTAATACCGGAAACTCGCCAGGCTCTTGTTCGGTAGCACAAACTTATCATCCGAAAACCCCGTCTTCGCCTTGAACGCGATATACGTCGTCCGCGTCTTGATGTCCTTCCCCCGCAGCTCCGGCGGCAGGAACTTCTCGAACAGCGGATGATGATACTCCACGCTCATCGGCCCCGTCGAATGCATCGGCCACACAATCGACCCATCAAACAAGTGCATAATCTCACTGCACCGCTTGCACATGTACTCCGTCTTCCCGCCACGGTTCCCGCCCAGGATCAACACCACCCGCACCGGAGCCTTGAACCCCAGATGCCGTCGCATCGCCGCCTTCCACTCATTGAACTCCATCCCCGTCAAAGCCATCCAATGCGGCCGCACCAGCGGCAGATCCAGCAGCGCATCCACAACCGCCCACTTCGGCGGCTCATACCCGAACACCAGCGGATACCGCTCCATCTTCGCCGCCGCCTCCGCCCGCAGCTCCAGCGCCCGCGAATAAAGCTCATACGCCTTAACCTGGTCGCCCCCCGCCGCCGCATACACCTCCCGCAACGAAGGCACCGGCAACACCGCATGTGGTTCAACTCTCATAGTACGGGCGAAAGATCTTTCGCCCCTCCTTTCCCGGCAGGCCGCCCACAAAGCGCATGCCCGAACCGCAACTTCTCAAGCTCCAACCGCCGCCCATTCGCCCCCTGCAAAGTAGTCGCCACATCCAGCAACAGTAAGGGCGAAAAATCTTTCGCCCTCTCATCCCTCGAAAAATCTTTCGCCCCATCCCCGCCCTCACAAATCCCCCGCCGGTTCCGATCCATAACCTCCCCCAGCAAATGCACCGAAAACAGCGCCCCGCTCCAACAAACCGCCCAAAGCTCCCCAGCCTTCATAGTATGGGCGAAAAATCTTTCGCCCCCTCCTTTCACCAACAAACCACAACCCCATCAAACCCAGCGGCCAGCGGACACCCCGAAAGCCTGCCAAGCTCCCGCATCTTCCCCAGCACCGCATCCACCGAAACAAACCCCAGCGAATCCGCAATCCGCCGCACCTCAAACTCACTCGCCTCATGCCCGCCAATCGTCACCACCCAATTCCGCATCCCGCCCCGCATCGCCACCCGCAGCACCCCCTGTATATCCGACCGCCCCAGCGGCTCATACGGCTGATCCCACGGCACCCCTGCAGGCCTCGGCCCATAATGCACCAGCACATCCCCTCCGCGAGGCACATCCCCCCAATCCTCCGGCCCCATCGTCCCCACCAGCATCGCCCTAAGCACCGGCGCATCCGGCGCAACCAAAGCCTGCCCGGCCAAAACCGCCAACCCATTCTGCACCCCCGCCACACGCCCCTTCTCATGCACCCAAATCACATCCATCCCCCCACCCCTTTCCCAAGTCCTACCCCCGCTGTTCACAGCGGTATTAGCCCCCCCACCCCTTTCCCAAGTCCTACCCCCGCTGTTCACAGCGGTATTAGCCTGTCCCCCTCAAGCCTCCACATCATCCAAATCCTTCCCATGCCCCAGCGTCTTCACCTCCTCCTCGTGATCACTCGCCGGACACAGCTCAAACCGGAAATACTTCTTCCACAGCCAGAACGGCAACAGCCCCGTCTCACCGTCCTGGTTCTTTAACAACTCCACCCATACCGGCCGCCTGCTATCCGTCTCCAGCTCCGCCAGCAGCTTTGGCCGATACTCCCGATACACGAAAATCACCTTCGCCGCATCCTGCTCCAGCGTCCCCGAATCCCGCAGGTCCGAGAGCTGCGGCCTCCGGCTCTCCTTCTCCATCCCCCGCGAAAGCTGGCTCAACAAAACAACCGCCACCCCAAGCTCCGCGCCCAGCGCCTTCAGCGTCGAACTCACCAGCGAGATCCGCGAATTATCATTCCCCCGGAAACTCCCATCCACCTGCACCAGCCCCACATGATCCACCGTCAGCATCTTGATGTCATGCTTGAGCTTCATCGCCCTCGCCCAGGAACAAATCCCCCGCAGCGAATAATCCTTGTCGTTCAGGTACATTGGCAAACTCCGCACCGTCTGCACCGCCTCCCGCACCGCCGCAAGCTGGTTCTGCCGGGCGAAGCCATGCTTCAGCTTCGGCAGCGAAACCCCTGCAATCCGGCACGTCGCCCGCGCCAGCGACTTCCGCCGGTTCATGTCAAGCTGCACCCGCGCCACCGGCACCCCCGAAAGCGCCAGCCCCGTCGAAATCTCATCCTCCAGCGTAGACTTCCCCTGGCTCGGCCTCCCCGCGATGATCGTCACCCCCTCCTCGATCCCGCACATCATCTCCGTCAACCGCTCCCACGGCGTAGGCAGCCCGATCGCCGGGGCCTCCTTCCGCGCCGCCGCCTCCCACCGCGCCAGCTCCACCTCCAGCAAATCCCCGTTCGTCACCTCGTCGGCCCGATCCGGCAACGCCGCCGCCGCCAGCCGCTCCGGCAACCCCCGCGCAAACGCCTCCCCGTTCTCAGCCTCGAACCCCTCCAGAGCCGCCCGCTGCAGCTCCTCCAGCGCCCGCCGCAACACCCACTTATCCCGCACAATCTCCAGGTAATACTCCCCATGCGCACTAGTCGGCGTAGCCTCAACCAGCCGCTCCAGTAAGGGCGAAAAATCTTTCGCCCCGCCCGGCCCAGCCACCACCGCCGCCTTATCCCGCAACCACTGCGCCAGCGAAAGCATATCCATCACCGCCAGCCTCCCCGCCTCCGCCATCCCCCGGATCCCCTCGAACACAGCCCGATGCACCACATCCGAGAAAGCCTCCCCCGTCAGCGCCATACTCCCCACCGCCACCGGAAACAACCGCATCGGATCCAACACCAAAGCACCCAGCGCCCCCATCTCCGCCTCCAAACTACACGGCATCTCACGCATCCCTAACCCCCATTGTTTTCAGGTCTACAGTCTGCAGTCTGCAGTCTGCAGTCTCCCCCACCCACACCCTAGCCCTTGCTCCCATACCCAGCCCACGCCTTCGGCCTCTGCGCCCCGCACGTCGAAGCCACCACCGCCGCCGCCGTCGTTGCCGGAACCCGATCCCCCGCCCGCCGCACCCAGTTGCCCAGGAACGCCCTCAAATTCTTCTTCATCCGCTTCGGGTTCTCACCCAGCCACCCGGCTGCCCGCAACACCTCCCGCTCCACATCCACCCCCGGTGCCTGCTTCCCCCAGCGCTCCACATCCTTCGCCGTCACCCCCACAAATGCCCCATCCACAAACCGAATCGCCCCAGTCCTCACCCCGGTCCCAGTCCTGCCCCCGGCGTTCACGCCGGTCTCCCCCTCGCCAGCCCCCTCATCCCCGTCGCCCCCATCACTGTCTGCGCCAGCAGCAGATTCAGAATCATCCAGATCAAGATCCAACCCATCATCATCCACCTCTCCGCAGGTCGAAGGTGCGGGAGCAACTTCGACGATGTTGGGTTCAAAACTTTCTTTATATATTTCTTTATAAGATTTCAGATATATGGCGACCTGGGTATGTCCCGAGTCTGTCCCGTGCATGTCCCGTGTATGTCCAGATTCTTCCACATTCATGCAGAGCCCCCATTTTTTAGCATCCTCGACCCGTCCGAACAGCAACTCCATCCCCTCATCGGTAGGCAAAGGACCATACAACAACCCATCCTTCCGCTCCCTCCCGCTCATCGCCTGGTGCTTGGCAAAGTTGCACACCTGCAACCACTGATCCCCCGTCGGCACCCCATAGCCAACCACCATTCCAAGACTCCCCATCTGCCGTAGAAGCGCCTCCACATCATCACTCTTAACATCATCATACGGAAACACTTCCGCCTTGATCCGCTTCACCTTCAGCGGCAACACCCCGCGCCGATCCGCCAGCCCCCAAAGCCCGATAAACAACAACCTCCCCGAGAACGAAAGCTCCCCCACATCCTCACTCTTCCAGAACTCCGCTCGAATATTTCTAGCCCTCATACAACCCCGTCTTTCCAGTGTCTGTCCCGTGCATGTCCCGTACATGTCCCGTACATGTCACCATCCGACCACTAGCCCAACCAACCAACCCTCACTGGTGCATACAGCAGAACACACACCGCCCATGGTGCATACACAAGTACGCATACCTATATCCCATCCCCTTCAGCAACCGGCACAACCACCTCCAACGGATCCTCCCCCGTTGGCACATCACAGAACACCTCCAGCCGCTCAATAAGCCGCCCTTGCCCATCAAACGCCTCCGCAAACAACCGCGGCCTCGCATCCCCAACCTCAAGCACCAGCTTCGCATCAAACCTCACCATAACCTCCTCCTTCTCGTACGGGCGAGCAGCAGCTCGCCCTATTCCTGCTGACTCAACCGAACCGCATCCATCCGCGAACGCGGCCCCCGACCCACCATCTCCCACACATCCTCCTCCACCCACCGCGCGTCCAGGATCGCCCCTGCAAACAACCGCGCCGAATCATGCACCACCAGCCGCACCACCCCATCAGGAACCCGCTCCGCCTCCTGGGCGCTACCGGCCCAGGGCGAACGCTCCACAAACTCCGCCAGCACCACACGCCGATTCCGCAGCACCTGCCGCACCCTCAACGTCCGCAGCCCCGGCGACCACTGAATCACAGCCCGAAGCACCCCCAGATCCACCCCCAGAGCCTCCTCAACCCGATCCACCCCGGCCCCCGAAAGCATCACCGCACCGCCCACCTCCCTCGCAAAATCCAACCCCTCCGCCATCCCCTTGCGAATCTCCCGCAGCCGCTCCCGACTAACCCCCGCCACCCGCGCCACCTCAACTTCAGCAATCATCGCGTGCCCCTTTCTTCCGGCGACAGGAACGGCAACCCAACAAACTCAAACACATCCTTCTCGGTCCCCATCGCAAACACCTCACCATCGGCCAGCCGCGTGAACCCAACCCCGTACGGGTTCCACCGATACCCCATCGCCTTAGCCTTGCTCGCAATCGCCATATTGCTCTCCGCTGGCCCCGTCCGGCACACCAGATAATTCTCGAACGCGGCCGCCGTCGTCGCAAACAAGTCCACCGGGATCCCGCTCTCCACATGCACAGCCAGCTTGTTTTTCTCGCCCCAGGCATAGCCGCCCTTCACATTCGCCCGCTTCGCCAGGATCCCCATCTTCAACAGCCCCTCGATCCTGCGGTCCGCCAGATCCACAGACTCATCACCGAACAGCCCGGCCTTACTCATGGCAGGCACAAACACCAACTCAACATCCCCCACATCCGGCTTCATCCGCCGCAAGCTCCCTGCAATCCGGATCCCCTCAACCGCGCCATCCAGCGCATCAATCAAACTCAACGCCACATTCCTAGCCACAGCCCACGGAAACCGCACCCCGCCGCTCATCGCGCACTCCTCGAAATGAACTCCAGCCGGGCCGCCTGGTCACTACGCCCAAGTTGCTTCACCAACCCAATCCGCCGCCTCAAAGCCGCATCGGTCATCACCTTCGGATCCAACGCCGCCAGCGGCTTCAACTCCACCTCAAGATCTACCACCGGCGCCGCCTTTTTTTTATCCACAACCACCATCGGAGGCAGCTTCCCGCCCACCCGCTGATACAGCCCCTTATCCACCCGCTCCGCCACATCCTTCTGCGTGGCCAGCGCCTTGCCAACCTCCACCGAATGCCGCCGCATCGCCAGCCGCTCAAAGATCCGCTCCGTAATCACCTCGATCGAAGCCGCCTCATCTCCCAGGATCCCCGGCTGCATCAGCGCCCACCGCAACGACCCCTCCCGCACCCCGACCGCCACCTTTTTTTCAGAATCCGGAGCCGCCACAACACCCCGCGCCACCTTTTTTTTATTCCCCAAGGCATCGAACTCAACCCGAGGCATCTCCACCAACACCGAACCGCCAGCAAGCTCACCCACCAACCTCATAACGGACCCCCTTTTGACCAAAATCGAATCCCTGGCAACGAATATCTCCCCACCCCCGAGGCGCGGCGAGCGGCACCCCCCCCGCCCCCCTGCACACGCGCCACATCCACATTACCGCGACGCCACGGCCGCCCGACCGCCGCAATCCGCCTCCTCATCCCCGTCCAAATCCTCATCCGATTGCACCAACATTACACCAGCAACCGCAACCCGTTCACGTTCAACACGTTGCAACGGCAAAGCAACAGACTCACAATCTGTAATCGCCCTCGGAGCCCCCTTTTGCCCGTCCACCAGCCCACCCTCATCCATCGTATAGACCGCATCCACCGTCCCCTTTTGTGCGCCCATCCCCGAGCCCAAACCCATTGCAGCCAGTTGCTGCGAGAAGTCCGCCAACCCCGGCGCCTGGAACTCTACCCGCCGGATCTCCGTGGCCTCGCCTGCAGCCAGTAGTGCCTTGTCCATTGCCGTTGCCCCAGCCACAACGATGTCGCGCAGGCCCTCCTTAGCCATTGCACCAGACACGAGCCGCTCCCTCGCTGCATCTGCAGCCAACTCCGCAACCTCCATCCACCGCCGACCCACACGCTGCTTGCACGTCGTTATATTGCCAGCGTACTCGGCATCCACAGCCATCACCGTCTTGTCACCGACATTGAGTAGATGGGCGACATCCTTGATGGACATGCCAGCCCCACGAAGGCGAATCACAGCCTGCAGCAACCGGGGCTCCCGAGCAGCGAACTGCTGTAACGTATAGACACCACACATAGTGGCATCATCCCGATCCTTGGCACGCGCAGCACCTTGCTCGATGATCTCAACAAGTTCACCCTCGGAAATTAAAGACAGTTGGCGGGCCTCACTCACGTCCGAAACCTCCGCAACCAGTTATCAAGAGAACTCGCCGGGATTAAAACCCGCGCGCCAACCAGCTCCAACGGCCAGGGGCCACCCTCGCGGCCACCAGTGCGGTTAGCCTTGGCTACCGAGTGCTTGAGGGTGGATAACGAAAGCCCGCAAATCCCCGAAGCATCCTTAATGCTATACCGCCGTTCGCATTCCACTACGCTATTACGCTGCTGCCGCATTGCATCCCTCCGTACGGGCGAGCTGCTGCTCGCCCTCTCCATGCGCCCCATCATCCACAACCACAGCACCCATCCGCGCCAGCCATATCAATGTCGCCAGCGCAAACCGATACCCCCCGAAAAATGAAAAATCCCCGCGCCGCTCAATCACAGAGCCAGCCGGGGCATAGATCTCACCGCAGCGCAGTCCCCGGACCAGCAACAGCCGATCCGGGGCACCCGCCACGCCACGCACCATATCTGAAAGGCGCTGATCCATGATTACACCATGCCCTTGACGCTGCCCGAGAAAATAGGCAACTCGGTTTCGATTTTGATCATGTCATACGCCGCACCCTGCTCTTGTGCCAACGGGCACGATTGCGCCCCTCGGCAAATCCATAATGCCACGCATCACCCTGGGCCGTGCCGCACACATACGGCACAATCCTATAGGCAACATCAAGCTCGCGCAGGATCCCGGCCATGCAACCGGCCTTGTAGGCTCGGCTACGATCATTCCGGACCATCCCGAACACCTGCAGGTAGATCCTCCTAGCCGCTGCCAGATCGTATGTTGCCCTGGCAACCATCAGAGCCACCTCGCCCCAGTCGCCACCGCCAGCCGCACCACCGACGGCGCAGGCCGCCGCCGATTACGGATCCGCACCCCCAG